ACGTTGACACCGGACCTTTTTGCTCTTATCGATCATGCCGGTGCATTGGATCAAGAGGTCAAAGCATTAACCAAGCAATTGGACAAAATCAAGGAAACGATCAAGGCCCAAGGGGCTGGGGATTATTCCGGCTTTGCTTGGTGCGCCAAGGTGGTTGACGTAAAAGCCACTGATAAAACCGATTGGCAAACCATTGCCATGCGCTTTGAACCCAGCTACCAATTGATTGCCGCGCATACGACACAAACCAAGGCCACAAAACGTATTGGCTTTGAATTGATCAAGTAAGGGGCAAACCATGCAAAACAAACTTTTCACTGTCTTGGGCTTTGCCTTTTCTTTTGTGGTGGCCTTGGTTTGTCTAATGGCCTATTTTGACGTTTTGACCAAGTAAGGGGACAAACATGGATGAAATCGAATTCAACGGCAAACGCCCAAGCTTGGCCCAATGCATCAAGGCCGCAAAGGTTAGCGCCACCAAGGGTAACGATCAAATTAGGCTTTGCTGGGGTGAAAATTGGTTGGAACTAAGGCAACAAAGTAATGGGCGCTGGGTTGGATACGGGTGGCTTCGCACAATTGACGCCGATAAGGTGGCCCAAGCCTTAAACCAAGCCCAAGCCTTAGACAATGCTTTTGGGGACCCGATCAAGTTTCTTAATGATCATTTCACTGTAATTTCAATTAAATAAAAAGGTGCAAACCATGCCAAGCAATGTAGCGTTAACTTTGAAAAGTGCAAACGTCAAAACCGGACCAATTCCGGTATCGATAACCGGTGCGGATAGTTGCCCCGATAGTTGCCCGTTTTCGGGTGGTGGCTGCTATGCAAAGGGTGGACCCTTGGCAATCCATTGGCGCAAAGTAACCCAAGGCGATAGGGGTTTGCCTTGGGCCGATTTTGTGGCGCAAATTAGCGGGTTACCAATTGGCCAATTGTGGCGACACAATGCCGCTGGGGACTTGATCGGTGCGGGTGAGTCAATCGATCCGGTGGCCTTGGGGCAATTGGTTGCCGCTAACCAAGGCAAAAAGGGTTTCACTTATACGCATAAGACAAACGACACCGCTAATTTCCAATGGATTAGGGCCGCTAATGATTGGGGTTTTACTGTCAATATGAGCGCCAATGGTCTGGATCATGCCGATCAATTGGCCGATATTGGGGCCGGTCCGGTGGTAACTGTCTTACCAATTGACGCACCACCCAAGCAATTGACACCCAAGGGCCGCACGGTGGTAACTTGTCCGGCAACTTATCGGGATAACGTTTCTTGCGCTACTTGCAAACTTTGTGCGGTGTCCGATCGATCAACTATTGTGGGTTTTCCGGCGCACGGCAACGCTAAGGCCAAGGTTCAAAAGGTTTTTTATGCAAAGGTGGCCCAATGAAAATGTACTTTTACCGATTGGGTGATTATGAAAATTTAGCCCAAGCAATTGACGCAAAAGCGGTGCGGTGTATTTTGTTGGACGACACTGCAAAACCAAGCCTAAGACTTGGCAAAGCTGGGGATATTGTGGATGCAATTATTGAAACTGTAGACCTTTGCGCCGGTGGTGAACCTTTGCAGTTTGTGCTAACCACTGACACCAATGTAATTTTGGACGTTTTTTAAGGGGCAACCAATGACAACCATACAAAAAATGCATACGGGTTTTATATCGGCAATGGTTCAAAGTGCTTATAAATTTGAGGCACAAACCACCAAAACGGTGGATGAACCACTAATGACAGATAAGCAATTGAACGATTTTTATTGTGCTTGGTGCGGGTGCAATGAAAAACCAATCAATGAACCATTTTCTTGGCCTTATTGCCCAAGCTGCAAAGGGGTTTAGCATGATCAAAATTGACAATGTAGGCGTGATAACCACCCAAGGGCCGGACTTGGTGCGGGTTACTGGGGTTTCCGGTGGCTTGGTGTATTGCCAACCAATTGCCGGACCTTATGCGGTGCGGGTTTGTTTGCCGGATCAATTTTGGGTTTTATTGGATCGTTTGCCGGATTAGTCCGGACTTTTTGAAAAGTGGATCGGTGCGCCGGTCCCTTTTTTTAAAGGTTTGGTTAGTAAGCGCTAACTTACTTGATTGGGTTTGCCATTGGCTGGGGTATTGGTTTGCCTTTTATGCCAAAACCAATTAAAACGGGTTTTAACGGGTTGTTTTGGGTTCGTAATGGGTAGCTATACAACTAGGCTTCTATGCATTGTGCATTGTTTTGGCACGTTTTAGCGGTATGTATGAAAATCCATAGGTTTTTAGCCAGTGGCCTGTATAGAATCACAGTAAAACTGTATAAAACCACAGTAATACTCAGCGACACCCACCCCAGCGACTTTGCTGTTCAGTGCTGAAAAAAGCAGCAGTTTTGGTCTTGAGTTTCATTTGAACGAAGACCCCCCCTACCCAAAAAAAAAGACCCTCTTTTTGTGAGAGTCTTGTTTTTCCAGAAAAATGGGGCAAAAAAGATTGAGGCTCGATTTGGTTTCGTCAAAGGCAGGGGAGAAAGCCAGAAAATCCCTACAGAAACATCCTCGAATGCTGGCTTAACGCCTCAATTAAGTTCCACCCAATTACGGAAAGCGCAATAGATACAGTGTACTGTCGATCAACTGAGCGATCTCGTCAATGATGTTTTGAATCTCACTGTCTTGTGGCATGGTTTGTCGTGCTTGATCTACGTACTCACTCAAACCCTCAAGCTCTTCCTTGGCTGTAGCGGCTGGAGCCATGTACATCTGAGGAAACTCAGAGGTTGTATCGTATTTACCCATCATGGCTTCTGCTAACTCGTCCACTAGATCAGGAATCTCTTCGTAGAACTTGCCCAAAGCTTGATGTTCCGCATAGCTTTTTGATTGCCAGTGCAGCAGGTGTGTGTTGGTGGCTGAGTGCAACAGCACTAGCAGAAATTCGCTTGCGTCATTCATCGTTTAGCTCCAATGTGATTTAGCACTCGCAAGGCAGCTTCTACCTTCCAAGGCTTCAGGGCTATATTATCTGCGATTAGCCACCATTCGTGTACTTGCTTAAACCACGCCTTGTCGAACATCTTCTTCTTCTCGGTCTTTGACATAGGGCCTTGGTCAAGCCATGTATGGCACTTGTAGCAGCCCCACACACTCATGCAGTCATCAGCCTTGAGGCCACGGCCTTTGCCATGTATAAGCTCGTTACTATGACATGCCACAGTTGTTGAGCCTTCATCACCATCACAGTACGGATGGCACTCAAGAAGGCACTTCTGGCCTTGCGCCAGCTTCAGTAAGTCTGGATCACGGTACATAACTTACAACCCTCACTTCGCCAACTTCATCGCCAGCTTCATTTGAATGAAGCATCAATGGTCCACCAAGAATTTCATCTCGAAACCACTCTCGTGCAACCTCTTCATCACCATGCCAAAGTTCATTGTCATAGTCCAATTCAATAACCAATCTTAATGTTCTCATGACATTGCCCTTGCTTCTACTCGTGTGTTGAATTGCTGAGTCTTCCAGAACTCAAACTTCATCTTGGCAGCGTCAATACGACACTTGATCTCATGTTCTATAGCCACAGACTCTTTCAAGCCACGCAACACTTGTACGTAGTCTGGATGTGCATAGGCATAAGCTTCCTTGGCTCCCAATGTGCCTGTCTCTTCAGACATCAACATGGCTTTCTTGCTTTTCAAGAAGTTTTCAAGAAAAGTGGTTTGTGCCTTTGCCTCTGCGTACTTAGGCGCATTGTCTCGGATGTAGTCAATACAGCGCATTGCTTCTTCGTCAGTCATTCTGTGTCCTTTACCCATGTGCAAGCAAAACAAATCTTCATCATCCAACGAACAAACCAGTTAGGCTCGTTGCCTTTGGTTGGGACGTAAACCATGCCCATGCCATCTGGCGTATTGCCAAACATGTAGCATTTCCATCCAGACTTTTCTGGTGTTTTTATATACATAAAGTCATTCATTTCTTTTCCTTCTCTAGTTGTTCAATACGTTTCTCAAGGGCTTTCAGCTTCTTTTCAAGCTCCTCAAGGGTTGCCTTCTCTTTGTAGCCAACCTCTCGGTATGGGACTGTGATGCCTATGGGTTTACGCAATTCTCTTCCCCTTGCCATGAATCCATCGTTCTGGTGGATATGCACACCCACCAACAAATACTGCGGCAAGAATCCACCAGCCTGAATGGTTGAGTCCGAACACGGCGTAGCCAGCGCCACCAAATATCATGCCTTCCCAAAGAATGATGTAGATCAGATATGTAACCTCCCTCATGTGTTCTTCTCATTGAGTTTGGCTTCTGCCCATCTAGCGCCTTGCTTAAAAAAAAGATTTCCAACCCATTCTTCAGGCAAATCGCTCCAATCTAGCCCAACCCATGTGCGCTGTGGTGGTGGGGATGGAAGTTCGTGTGCTGGCTCCACGTTCGCAAGCGTCCGCATAAAACGTGCAGCACCCTGATTTCCCGTGTAGTGATCGCCGCCAGCATCAACAAAAGACATAGCGATATTGCAGTGCCAGCCCCATGCGTAATCAGGGTCTTGCTGCATTGATTCAATGACTGTTTTCATTGCCGCTAGCACAGGCTCCTGCTCTGGCTGTGCTGCTTTAGGCCAACCTTTTGGGCACTCATCACGACCACAGGCTGTATCAATACAAGCCTCACAACCAACGCATCGCTCCTGCTCTTGCTTTGGTTGTGGGTGGTCAAAAATAATGGTGAGCGCTGTTTTTGCAGCTCTGCGTGTATCCAATGTGACTTGGTAATCTGAATCACCCCAAAAACCTTCAAGCTCTTTTGCCCACCATTGGTCTTTTGACACAGGCTCACCCTGCTCTTGCTTGGCTAGTACGTTGGCAATCTTTCCAGCCCACCATTTAGGGTCGCCAATCACTGTGCCTGCTGGCATTTCACGACTCAAGTAATCCTCAAGCGCCAGCTTCATTGCTTCTTTACTCATAGCGAATCCTTATATGCAAGTGTGTGCCAATACAAAAACGATGCCATAGTCATCAACATTTCTTTGGCTTCTTTGTTTTCTTTTTTTTTCATGTCTTCTGCCATGTAGCACCATTGAAGTTCACCAAGGCTGTACGCACACGAATTTGTCTTATGGTCTTCTTTGATGACGTTTGCCAACTCAGCAAAAAACTTAATTTGCTCTGTTGATTCCATTGCCCAAAATGCTTGAGCCATGATCTCTGGAGTCACTTTTATGTTTGCTGTTGCAGTGGTCATAGCGGAGCCTCTGGCAGTTGTGCGCGTTGCGCTTGTTGGTACGCTTGTTCTTGTGCTTTTGTCCAAGGTACTGGTGGATAGCTAGGAAAGGGCCAATTCATTTTTTTCTTTCTTTCAATGCCTCTTTGCAAACAACGTCTACTTCTTGGTTAGAAGCTCCACATTCACCATTAAAACCTTCACCACTTTCTTTGAACCCAGCTTTAAAGCCATCACAAAAAGCTTCATCAAGTTTCTTTTTTAGTTTGTTTATGTGACGCAAATGCTGATTACATACTTTTTCCCATTCTTTGCATTCAGCACGGAGCATCTCTACTTCACTTGTAAAAACATTCATTACATTTCCTTTTCAATTAATGCCTGAACACCTGCGTCCAAGCTTCCGTTACCCATTTCTTTAAGTAACATAACCTGTATGTTATTCAGTTTTAGTTGTACAGTCAAGCCTTCTTGTGGTTTTTCTTCAACTTTTTTCCAAGGCTTACGTCCAGCACCACGCCTAGCACCACCCCAAGTGTTGCGTGGACCAACAAAAGTCTCTTTGAAATGCTCAGGTTTCCTGTGGTACTTGTTGTAGTCTGACTCTTCCTCTTTGAAGTCCAAACCATCCCAATTGACAAAGTGCTTAGTCATCCAGCACCTCGCTAATCCTCACATCAACACCAGCCTCTGCTGAGTAACGCTTAACAATCCGAGCAATGACAATTTGTGTATCGTCAACAAAAACAATGTCGTTCATGGCATCTGCCACAGACTTTGCCACGTTGTCCCAATCTGGTTTCTTTGTAGGCCACTCAGAACCGTTTAAACACGCCTCCAAGCGCTTCTTTGGGTATGACTTAGGCACAGGTAGTCTGATGAGGCAATCAAAGCGTACAGGGCCTTCTAGCGCAGGGTTACTTCCCATTGCTTGTTTGGCTGCTTCTTTGACCAAAGTCTCGTATGTCTTTGTCTTGGCATCGGTGTACGTTGATACAAAGTTGCCAAACCTACGAAACCTTGGACGACCTTTACCGTGAGGTGGTCCATCAATGGTGAACTCGACAACGAATGTCATTCTGGCTCCTGAACGTTTTGCCAGTTGTACTCAATCCACATGCGCGGCTCTAGCGTTGCCATGTGTTCCCAATCTGGGTCATCTTCAAACTCCTTTGCTTTGTCCAAGTATTCGCACTTGATTTGGCCTGTTTCTTTTAGCCTGTAGACAAAGACTGTTGCATCTAAGTTGTGTGTCATGCGTATTCCAATCTGGTGATGCGGCGCATACGTCCATGCTTTTCTTCGTTGTCCACCATATCAATGGCTTCTTCCATCTTCTTAACAGGGCAGTTTCTCAACTGTTCATCATGCAACTCAAGGATGGTTTGAACAATGCTTATCTCTTCACCTTTGAAGATAAAGCCTTTGCCGCTCACGCCACGTTGTCCAAGGTCATGCAGGGCTTGCTGCGCTTGCTCAATCTCTGGCAACCAATCACGGCCTAGCTGTAGCTTGGCTAAAGCCTCTGCTATGTTGACCATCTTGATCAATACATCCACATGGTCAGAGTCACCACGGCCTTCACGAATCTCGTCAAAGGACACATGGTTTTGCATTGACAGCTTAGTACCTGCTACTGGCACATCTGCTACTTTGAGTAGGCCAGACTTTACGTAGTGCATGGTGTCAACACGAATCGGTTTTGGTGTGTATTTTTTGCGTGGCTTCTTCATTTTCCAGCTCCTTCAATCTCGCTGCTATTTCGTCTTCTATTCCAATCCATAGACCAGTAGGATCGTCCTTCAATTTCTTCGTACTCCATCTGGCTTGACCTAACGTAGCAGGATTGAAGGCCATCTTCGCGTAGTGTTCTACAAGCTCTTGGCGCAATTTGTTGTACATCAAGGTCACCAGTTGTATAGAGTGCTTCGTTTATCTTTGCGTCAGAGAAGTGCATTCCAAGTTTGACTTGGTTCAGGATTGCGTGGGCGGTGCTGATGTTCATTTCAGGGCCTCACGAGCAAAGCGCAACGTCACTGCGTTTAGTTTGTCACCAGCATCGTGTCTGGCAATGATGCGTCTAGCCCATTCCCGTCCGTCTGTAGTCTCATACTGGATTGCAGCTTTCTTGGCTGGCTCATACAGCTTGGCAAGCTCTGCCTTGAGTCGTTCAGGGTTGGCTTTAGGCATGGGTAGAAGCGGGGCTTCCATGCGTGGTGCTTTACGGCATAGGTTCTTGAACTCAATGGCGTTAGGGCAGTTCTCTGGCAGGTTCTCCAAAGCCCATGCAATGTCTTCCAAACGGTTGGCATAGGATGACAGCTCATGCGCCCACATAGACTTCACTTCTTGAATCGGTGAGCCATCCCACTTGCGTGACCATGCGCTACCGTAGGTCAGAGAGAGCCTATCGAACAGTCGGTCCATTGCTTTTAAATTAATCATGACCAATCTCCAAAAAGTTTGTTTCTGCTTCTATGAAAGTTGTGTTGTTCTCGGTAGGCCACTTACGGCCTGTCATCTCTTCCCACTTGCGGCGCTTCTCAGCTTCATCACGTTCACGGAAAGATGTGCCTTTGTTCTTTTCTTCAGGCTTGAGCCATTCGGCTTGTAAACCTTGCGAACCACGCATACACCAAACCTGCAAAAAGTCTTCAAGTGACATACCAGCTTTATCTGCTTCTTTCTCAGCACCTTTGACAACAGTAGCAGTTACTGCTGCCTTCTTTGATTTTCTGAGCTGCAACCAATCATCCCAAGTTTGGTCAGAAACGCCGTCAGGCTTCTCTACCTTTGGTTTATGGTTTATGGTTACTGGTTCTTGGTTAGGCTTTTTTTGGCTTTGGTCTGGGTTAGCGGTGGGTTTCCGTTGGGTTTTCTTTGGCCTACCGCCTAGCTTCCCGTTGTTTCGCTGCTTCTCAATAAACGCATGATATTCACGAATTTCGAGGTCTGCGCGTAGGTTTTTGTACCCCTCATCAGAGGCAACAAAGAACTCATCTAGAACAGATTGCACAACATCAGAACCCAGACGTAACCTACGGGAAACCAATGGGATATTGTTGGGTATTGGTTGTTCAGTGTCGTAGTACATATCAAGCAAACGCCGATATGCCAAATCTTCCTCAAGGGAAAGATGAATAGTGTGACTGATGTAGTCACCAATGTGGAATTGGTAATAGTGCATTACTCTCGCCTTTTACGGCTCCCTATGAAAGAAACAGGCGGCAGGAGAGGGAGTAACTCTTTTCGGTCTGCTCATGACTTCAGACCTAGCCGTGTTTCAAACTACTATATCACATTAAGTAAGCCACAGGTAGAACCCGTGCAAAATTCCAATGGGGAAGAAGATAGCGCCAGCTACCAAGAAACCCCAAAAGCCGTGAGCAAAGCAAGTGAAGATGTGAGTCAACCAAGCAAAGAAACAAAGCAATCCAATAATCTGTCCCATGCTATTCCCCTGTGATGATTTTTGGAGCTTGCTCTTGGGCTTGTAGTTGGCCTACAAACTCAATGAACATCTTTGCAATAGTGCTTGCACCAGAGTCATCAGGTGCGTCAGACACGATACGGATGCCAAGAGTGCCGTCTTCTTTGTCTGTCAGGATGATGTTTACTTCACTCATGTTCTTTCTCCAAAGGTACGTCACGCCATTCGCCTGATGATGGATCAAAATCAACGTCTTGCCACCATTGTTGAAGGATTTTCAAAGTTCTTGGATGACCAATATCTTGTGTGAAGTCTTTGCGTTCTATAAAACGCAGCTTAGGTGTTGGTATCATTTTTGTACTCCAATTCCAATAACAATTCGCAGTAGTGGATGACCTTACGGATGTCCTCTGCACCATTCTTTTCTTTGTGACGGGTGATGTACTTGACTACATTACCTTCGCAGAATCCAAGCTTGTTGGCATGGATGTAGACAATAGGCTGGATAGCCTTGTCTTTGTAGTGTTGACCACCTTCTTGCTTCGTTAAAGGCGTTTCTTTAGCCTCAAACTTCACATAGTTGTAGCAACTCCCACATGGTTCTGTATTGAAGTTATGGATGCCACCCGGTAAATGTTTGCATTTAGCGCATGTAGACATCATTGTTCCTTTACAAAGATACCTTCGGCATTCATGTAGCCACGGCGGTCTTTGATCTGGTGATAAGCAGCTTCCAAGCAGTCAGTCAGGTTGACATCCATCAAGGCACAAACGTTAATCAGGCACACCATAGTGTCACCAACAGCGTCAATAGCCTCAATCCTGTTGCCATCACGCAATGCATCTACCAACTCGTTGATCTCTTCTACAGCCTTGATTGACTGTGCAAATGGTGTGCTGTTTGGCACGATCTTGCGAGCCTCAGACCACTGCAAGACTTTCATTTCCAATTCTGCGTAACTACTCATTTCTTTTCCTCTTTCTTTTTACCAAATGTTTCTTCCCAGTTGTCCCGAAATTTCTCAGGGTTGGGGATGGGGCGTGGGCTTGAACCTTTACTCATAAGTCCTCCAATAACCAATCGACAACGATGTACACAATCAGTAGGCCCATTTGCAGTCCTGCTTCATGCGGTAAGAAAAGCCAACACCCCAGACCATGCCAAACACAGCACACAAGATGCGGTAGTTCTCGGTCCAATCTGAAGGGCTAAAGCTCATAGTGATGAATGAAAACATGAGGTAGACCACCAACCAAGAGATAGGGAAACCAATCATGTATCGCATATCAGGATCCTTTGAACCACTCAGGCTTCATTTCCTTGAGCTGGAACACTCGCAGAGGTGGCACTTTGCCTGTCTTCTTCCACTGGTAAACAGAGGTAGGTGTCACGCCAAGCATCTTGGCAATGCGGTAGCAGGTTGCGTATTTTTCTAAGTCTTCGATCTTCATATGAACTCCAGTTGTTGAAGGTCGCTATAGTAAACCAAAACTGTAGATAGGTTGATTGAGTTTATCTATTGCGTTCGTAACTTTGATAGAAATATAGTTGTTGCATACAACACAAGTTGATGTACATTACTTCTACGCCAACAATTTAATGAAAGGAAGGCTATGGACTATTTGACAGCATGGAGAGATGGACACGAAGCTGGAATGCAGCTATCTCTCAAAATCATCAATGAGCTGACAGGACATGATTTTCAGAAATCTTCTGAAGTTGTTCTTTACATCAAACAGCTTGAGGGCGATCCAAACTTTGACATTGCAAAAGAGGAACCAGCCCCTCAAACGGTTGAACCCAAAACAAATGAGAATGTTTTGATGAACAGATTGGCAAACAAAATTGCCATGAGAAATTTACTCTGGAGCTGATATGACATACAAAGAAAAACTTGATTTCTGTCTTGATGATGGAACAGAGTGTCAGATCGGCATCTTGAACTACACAAAGGTTGCTGGCAACCCCAGCACATGGGACAGCGACATGGACTACTACGGCTATGAAGAGTTTGAGTATGACTTGCTAGACATGGACGGCAAGCTTCTCAAATACGAGCCTACAGAAGATGAAGTTGAGCAGATTGAAGAAGCAATCCGTGATAACTGCAAGGACGATGACTATGACTATTAAAGACCTTAACCCAACAACACGATGCTATCCACGCACCATGTACGAAGCTTTTCCGTTTGATCAACCATTGATTGAGCATTACAAACGTCCTCCTAATAAGAATTATGTTGTTAGGACTCTATCAATCCTCGGCATAATTGCTGTCTCAATCGCAATGAAAGTAATCTAATGGAATGGCAAGACAACTACACCACATGGAACCTAAAGACAGGTCAGTATGTGCGTCACATCAAGTTTGATGACATCAAACTAATTCTCCTCTACCACCGCATCTACGAGAACATGTTCAGCATTGACGAGATTCAAACCGTTGATGGCACGAACATTATCAACTTGGTGCGTGATAGAACAATTGAACGTTTGGAAAATATATTGCAAAGGGAATCCAATGAAATCTAAAAGCTGGATGCAACAGATCATCGAAGAGTTTACAGATAGCGACACCAAGTATTGCGCCTACTGTTTATGCATCGAAGATAACGGTGGCTGTGATTGTGATCAACGCGCATGGCGCACATTTGGTGAGCTTGATGAAGCCAGCCAAAAAGAAGTGATCAGCCAAGAATTTGATTTAACCAAGGAAAAGAAATGAAAAAAGTAGAAGCGTTTGAAACAACAGATGGCAAGCTGTTTAACCAAGAACTTGATGCCAAGATACATCAAGCCATTTTGAACAAAGGGAAGTTCATTGATGATTTCCTTGCCAGTGAGTATTGCCCATACAAAAACCCAATGCCTATCAGTATTGCCAAACGTGTCTTGGTTGGTTGGGAAGCATATCTAAAGGAAATGAAATGAACGTCTATCAAAAACTTAACGCAGCACGAGATCAGTTCCATTCACAGAAGCTGAAAAAGTCTGGTCACAACAAGTTTGCCAACTACTACTACTTTGAGCTGGGTGACTTCATCATTCCAGCACTGCAAATCTTCCATGAAGTTGGCTTGACATCTGTTATCAGTTTTGATGTTGACGTTGCTCAAATGTCAATTGTTAACATTGACAAACCAGAAGAAACCATCATCATCCAAAGCCCCATGTCTACGGCTGCTTTAAAGGGCTGTCATGAGGTCCAAAACCTTGGGGCAGTACAAACATACCTGCGCCGCTATTTGTGGGTTGCAGCGCTTGAGATTGTTGAGCATGATGCGCTAGACGCTACAACAGGTCGCAAAGGTGATGCCCCTATCGTGACTCCAAAGGGTGGCATTGGTGATGACCTGCCAAATGAAGACAAAGAGTTTTTGCGTGAGATGGCTCAGTCGTGTACAGAACTTGTAGCAAAGGGCCAAGCTAAAGACGCATATCTGATGATCAAGGAAGCTGTCCTTGACTCAGACCAAGAGGTTTGGTTATCTAACCAAATGGATGCTGCAACCCGCAGTGCAATCAAAAAATCAAAATCTCAATAAGGAATTGAAATGGCAGAGTTCGACAACACAAACCGTGGTGTACTTTTCAACAACAAAGAAAAGAAGACCCAAGACAGCCACCCTGACTACAGCGGCTCCATCAACTTTAATGGTGTTGACTGCTGGCTCAGTGGTTGGATCAAGGAAAGCAAAGACGGCAAGAAGTTCTTCTCTTTGTCTGTCAAGCCTAAAGATCAGCAAGCACGTTCGGTTGAGCAGCCTACACGTAAGGCTCCAGCCAATGACTTGCCTGAGGATGACTTGCCATTCTAGAATGGTATATAATTTACATACCGTTTTAAGGAGATCTTATGAAGGTATGTAAAGAATGTGGAATTGAGAAAGATCTAGGTGCTTTCTACAAGCATTCAAAGATGGCAGACGGACACCTTAACAAGTGCATTGAATGCGTCAAAGAACGAGTTGGAAAGCACCGTGAATTGAACTTAGACAAGATAAAAGCATATGACCTTGCAAGAGCCAAAACCCCTCACAGGATGGCTAAAAACAAAGCATATGCTCAGTCTGAAAAAGGAAAATTAGCCCATAAAAAGGCTTTGGTCAACTACAAAAAAAGATACCCATTAAAGTACGCATCAAAAATTGTGACACGAAATGCAATACGAAATGGGAATCTTGTAAGGCCAACACACTGTTCAGAATGCAACTCCACACACAAAATTGAAGGTCATCACGATGACTACACTAAACCTCTTGAGGTGCGCTGGCTTTGCGAAAAGTGTCACAAAAACTGGCACAACTACAACGAGCCAATTTATGAATGAAAGTAAAGGAATTGCAATGAATATGTATGAATTGAAAATCGCTACGGCTTTTGGCGCTGTCCACGTTGAGTCTGCTGACTTTAACTATTTAAAAGATGTCAAAGAAGCGTTAGATGCTGTGCAAGCAAAGGCAGACAAATCTCAAAAAGATGAGATGAACATCTTGGTGAGAAACTTGTTTGACTTCGAAGTAGAGAAAACTAAGAAACCAGCCAAGAAACGTGGTCGTCCAGTAGGCTCCACAAACAAAGCTGCGTAAGGCTAAGTAACAAAAAGGGGGTTTGCTGTGCAACTAGACCTGTTCAACGAACCCCCTCCACTAATGAACCCCAATAAAAACCCAATTGCCCCTGACTGCTTTCAGAGCTACGAACAGTATGCTGAATGGCTAAGGTTGGCAAGGCTTGCAAAAGAGCCATGCAACATCTGTGAAGACTGCCTTGGCTCTTACAAAATTAAGATGGTGGCTGAACAAAGATGTCATGAGCAATGGCACTCTGTTCAAGTCGTAATGCAAAAGAAGGTCGCTCCTTTGATTGTCAAAGTAAAAGTTGACAAAAAGAAGCCTTCAAAAAGTAAAGTAATGGAGACTCAAATTGACCCACTTTCTTGGTAAATTTTTCAAACGCGCACGTACCCTTGACCCGACAACCAGCCAAGAAGCTGCTTCGTCAATCAGAGAGTCTGCGCCAATTCACATGCAACGCATTCATGAGTGCCTTCACGAGCATGGACCAATGGGCAAAGACTCCATTGCAATGGCTCTTGACATGAACCCCAATCAAGTCTCACGCCGCTTACCAGAGATGGCAAGCTTCACGCCTCCATTGGTAGAGCTGACAGGCAAGACCGTAACGTCAAACTCTGGTCGCCAAGAACGTGAATGGAGAGCGCTATGAGCGAAGTAATCAACGCATTCCACAAAGACTACGTGGCAACCTACATGCCTGAGTTCATGTCAAACATTCGCAAAGAGTCTGCACAGAAGCTTAATGGTGAAAAGTATGGCTCTATGAACCGTGCAACCCGTGAAAGTGAGAAAGGCCATGCTGTGTTCACAATCAGCCACACCCCTAAAACAAAACGTGTGTCTCTTGCACCTACAGACTTCTACATGTACTCACGCGCAGGTATGCCAAAGGGGGTGAAGTAATGGAAAACATATTGACCATTGTTGCCATACTTGTGCTTGGTTGCGTAATCATTGGCGCTGTCATCACTGCTTTGCTTGCAATGTGGGCAAGCCATGACTGATTGGGCATACGTCATCCTTGAGCGTGACGATGAAGGGACTATTATTGACTCGCATGATGCGACCAGTGAAGTCCTCTTCCTCTACGCCATGATTGAACGACAAGAGCGCATCATTGAGAGTTATCGCCGTGATCTAGGGATAACTCTCTTTGAGCCATCAACCCTGACTAAGCACTGAGATAGCCTGTTGGGTGTGTTTTACACGGTCATCAAGGCCAATAGTGCCACCGTTGATCTTCTTGGTTAAGCCCACCCAATCAGCGTTCTCAGCCAATGGGTTGCATCCGTGGGTGGACCAAAACCAGCCAGCAGTCATCAGGGCATACTTGGGCGTGGCAACCAGATCAGGGTCCATCACAAAGTCAACACCACAGGCTTTGCCAGCATGGTAGTAACCGCTATGTCCAGTTAATTGGATAGCCCCCCTACCCCTAAAACGATACCCATCCCCTGAAGCTTCGTCCCTGTTTCCCATACGTGAGGCGTAAACAGAGTTGGCAATTTTTTTAGGCTGACGCTCGTACTGTTTGGCAAACTCAAGTGTCGGGAAACGCTTGGGCCACAGCTTCATCAGTGTCTCAGCGCGGTAGTTCAAGTTCTCTTCAAAGACTTTGAAGTTGCCACACTCGTGACCACACTGCCCTAAGAAGGCGGCTTGTTGGCGCACGGTGCTGATGTTGAACTTCTCAAAAGTTTCGTTCAATGGACCTGCAAGCTCAGGGTTGATGTGCAGCTTGGTTAGTTGTTCGGCAGTAATCATTGCAATGTCTTCCTTACTGCTTCGTACCTGTCGATGCAGGAGTTGAGTTCGATGATGGCCCTGTCTCCTTCGGCAACGAGCCTGATAAGGTCTTCAACAGTCTGTCCGTCAAGTTCGGCTCTCTCTTTACCATCGTTGCTGGCAGTGGTGGAACATCCACCTTTGGAGGTGACGGGGATGTACAGCCTTGGACGGCTAGCAATAATCCCAGAAAGCTTAGTTTCAAACTCTTGCTTAACTTCATTGTCTTTTGCATCTTGTTCATCCTTCTGCTTTTGCATCTCGCTGTTCTTCTGCGCTATCAGGGCTGCATCCTCCGCTTCCTTTTGTACATAGCCTGCATGGTGGCCTGTTAAATACACAGTGAAAGCGACAGCTATAGCCCCCAGAATCATCCAAGGGTTGATCATGCTCCCTCCAGTTTGGCTGCTGCTCGTTCATGGGCAATCTCTTCCAAGGCAGGGTCCACATAGTTAGCAGGTGTTGTTGGAGGCGGTGGCGCTCTCCATGTCTCATCCAACTCTGGATTCTTGAAGCCGTTGAAGTTGAAATCAAACATGCCCGATGAAACCGTAGGCGCGGGGCTATTACTAGGCGCTACGGCTTGGGGCTGTGGGGGTGGAGATGCCATCTTCTCAGCAGCAGCTTGCACACCCTTACGGCTCATCACGCCACCAATGCCACCCACAACGAGCAGAACGATGTCATTCAACATCTTGGCAAAGGCTTGGTCCATTGGAGCCATAGACTTCAGTGGCTGCACAACAAACGCTAGGCTGTACAGCATGAAGGCAACGATGCCAGCCAGAATCAGCGTGACAACGATAACGACAAAACCCCAGATGCGGGTTTCAAATTCTTCAGCGGTCAGATGACGCTGCGGATGCTGGGGCTTGTGATGCTTGTTGCAATTTGCTTCTCCAATACAGGGGCTACGAGGTAATCAGGGCAGTCTTGTGAGAACAGACAGTCTGGGCGTTGGCATCTCTTTGCAGAGAAGTTCTTAGGGTCTTGGCAGTAGTACCGATAGCGGTCTTCACAACCAGCTAACAGCAACAGCAAGACAAGTACAAATCTCATTTCAACTCCTTCTTCAATTCCTCTTTGAGCTTACGCAGCTCTTTTGCTTCTTTCTTGATCTCAGCTTTCATCCATAGCGTATCTACATAAGCCATGAATGAGAACGTGAACACGACCAACAACACCACCAGAACAATCAGGTGTGCCAGAAAGACGCTCGTGCTATCGCTTGGTTTCTTACTTGCCACAAAATCAAACCTAGAAAGATTAACCCAACTATTGCTATTGCGGCATCCATCGACTTCACGCGAACCTCCTCCATCATGGATTGACGTTCTCGCAAAAGAATCAAATCTTCCTTCGCTTGCTTTGCTCTTGCTATTCTTTGCTCTTCTTCAATCTGGTTACGCATCTCTTCAAACTGCGTCCACAAATCTTTTAACTCTGGCGGCGAGTGATAGATCATTTGCTGCTTCAGCTCTGAATGCATAGCCATCAACTTTTGCCTAACCAAAATCCTCTTTAAAGCCATCCGCTTCAAAGACACATCTTTTGATTGAACCTTCTTTGCTTCTCTTTCCTGCTCCCAGAATAACTCTTCTAGCCTGTCAAACGCATCAAACATCTCACCAAGGTTGTCTCCAATCTTAAAGATGATGTCATCAGGATTAGCCTTGGCTACCTCCTGAATACGTGTCTTCTCGGCTTCAACCTTTTTAGCTTGTTCCTTAGAAACCGTCTTGCCAGCAAACTGAGAGTTGATGTCATCAATGATCCCCTTAACGTTGCCAGCTACACCCTTCACTTCTTTGTAAAGAGCGCAGCCTTCTTTGACTAACTGAAAAGCAGTGGTTGCAGCAAAGAGCGCAGTCCCAATCGGCACATTTACTTCTTACGAAAGTCTTTGTACATCAGATAAATTTTGTGAACGATCAACAAGAATGTGTAGATCAAGGTCATCCACATCAAGATGTCGCTCACTTGGTAACCCATGACCGTAGCCAATGAGATGCCAACTGGTAGGGCTGATTTAGCAGCTATTGCCGCGCCTGTTTCATGGTCGTTAGTCATGGCTTACCTTTGATACGCAGATGGGGGAGCAATGCCTCGACCAGCACCGATCTTCTTTGCTTGATCGGCAGCTCGCAGAGTTCTAATGTCTTCTGGTGATGTGCCAAACACTTGGCTTGCAATCATTCCCAATGGGCCTGTGAGCGCTCCAATGACATCGGTGGCATAACCACGAGCCATTTGTGAATCGCCTTCCTTAGCGGCTGATGTTCCTTCTTGAGCTGCATTAGCCAACTCTGCCATTGAGATCAATGCACCAGTAACGCCAGCAACTTTCACGGCTTTGCCAGCGCCAACTTTCTTGGTGATGCTCTTTGTTGTCTCTCCAAGATCAGAGCCAGCAGCAATTGCTTGGTCACGAGTTGCACGACCTAATGACTTGTTGATCTCACGAGACTGAGCATATGCAGCGGTTGGTGTTGCTGGATAGCCGCCAGTAGACTTCAGGTTCTCTGTGTACGCTTTTTGACCAGTAGCGTTACGAACGATGTCCATGTATTGGCCTTCAGGCACAAACACCATGTTGCTTGGCACTTTATCCAAAGATGGAATATTTGTACTCAGACGAGTGCCTTCTGGAGCTGCACCTTGGTACGCTGGCATACCAGAGCCTGTCGTCAGGTTAGGTGGTGGCAATCCTTTAGAGATTCCCTGAGCAAGTTCTTTTTGAGCAGTAGACACTTGGCTTGCAGCAGCCTTGCGCTCAGTGTTGCCGACACCTTGTTCAACAATCACTTTGTCTGCTTGAGATGGCGGCTTGCCAACATTAGTCTCAACATCAACACCAGTGGTTGGCACAGCTTTGGATGAAGCTTCTTTTGAAGTCATCTGAGCTTGTTTGACCGCTTGTTCAGCTTGTTGATTTGCAAGAAGACCATCATCACCAGACTTGGACTTCATGAAATCACGCAAAGAGCCAAAGACTTTTTTACCTGCATCAACAGTAACGTCACCAATCTTCTTTGCGGCAACGGCGTTTCCAAAAACAGCAGCAGTACCAAGTCCAACTTGTTCAGGATTTTGCTGAACATAATCCACTAAGTCGGCTACGTGATATTTAGCACGTTCAACAACAGGGAGGTTATCAAACTCTTGTTGGTGTTGCTGTTGAGCAAGCTTCAACGCTTCTTTGGCTTGTGAAAGTTCTTCAGGCGTAAAGTCTTTCTCGTATTGGCTCAAGTCCATCGAGTCAATGTTTGCTTTACGCAGGTAGTAAGGATCAGACATATCTACCTCTTATTTCTTTGGAGCAGGAGCCAAACTTTTTGCGATTGCTTCAGCCAAAGCTTTAACCCTGTCTTCAGACGGTGGCTTTTTACCTTCGGCAGGAGGAGTATTCCGAGCAACTTGATTTGATTTAATCGACTTGCTATCTTCTGGGCTTACTCCAACGCGACCAATTGTAGGAGTTGTCTGCGTATTGGAATTTGAATGCTTCTCAATGTTTTCTTTGGCGCGTTTCTCGATGTCATCAGCAATTGCGTGATAGTCTTGTTGCAGCTTCTTATACTCTTCTGTTCGAGTAAAAGCAGCTTGCAGTTGACCAGCCGATGGCATGTTGTCAGCAGTGAAGTTTTGATTTTTACGCCACTTAGCAAACGCATTGCTAACGTCAGCATTGAACTCGCCAATAGAAGCTTGCAGCTCACCAGAGCCAGCTTGCTTCAGAATCTCTGGGTTAAACGGAGTTGGAGCAATCAACAGATCGCCAAACTTAGTTGACTCTGCGGTGAGATAGTCAATGTTCTTAGAGCGCTGAAAGATGTCTTCAACAAGCTTCTTACCTTCTGGACCAAGACGCTTGTACCAAGCAGATTCAAATGCTTGCTTCTGGTTTTGGTTGTAAGCAGTCTCCAAGCCTTGGCCTGAAGTTGCGTTGCGGTAAATTTGATCCAAGTCAGATTTACCAGAGCTTTCAATCTTGTCTTTAGTGATTCCACCAGCAGCAGACAAAATACCAAGAGCGATGTCGTATTGACCACTCTTCTTCAGTGCATCCTTCTTAGAAGAATCGCTCTGAGCTTGCTTCATTGTGTTGTAAGCAGAGTCAATAGACTGACGATGTGTAGCAGATGCAGTGCTAAAAGAAGACAGCTCGTTAAGCTCTTTATCGCTCAGACCAGCCAAGCTTCCAAGCTCAGAATAAGCCTTACGCTGTGCGCCATGAAGTTCTTTCAATGGGGTAGCGGCAGCTTCTTTTGAAGTTGCAATTGCAGACTCATTCTCATAGTCAGCAGCGCGGCGCTCAACTTGAATCTTAGATGCAGAAGCGCCAAACGTATCTTTGTAGTTAGCAAACTGACCACCCTTACGTGCAACCCATTCGTCATACGTTAAAGGTTGCTTGGTTTTTACATCAATGGCCTCAAGAGGGATGTCGCTGTTTTCTGCATAAGTTGCAAGAATGCCATTCCCATTAACGTCATAAACCGTTACAGGCTTAATACGTCCTTGAGATGCAATCTGACGGGCGTTAGGATTGCCCAGCAATGATTGACCAATTGCTTTCAAAACACTTGTTTCAGGCTGAACTTCAGCCAATGTTTTAGCAACTTGAAGGCGTTGTTCAGGAGCAGCTACGCCACCAGCTTCTTTGATCCGATCTGTTAGAGAAGAATAGTCAGCCTCTCGCTTGATTGTTCTGCCAACAGAAGTGAAGTCAGGCGGCGCAACAGGTTTGATGCCAATTACTTCTTGCGTTGGTACTACGGCTAATTCTTCTGCCATGATTGTTCCTTATTACTGATTAACGCCAAAGCTTGGTGCGCTGAAAAAACTACGATACCCACCAGTAGTTGGCTTAGTAGGATCAGTTGCTGCTGGCGCTGTAACAGGGGCCACTCCAGAAACAGGAGTAACAGGAGCCACAGAATTTACAGGTGCAACAGGAGCAACAGGTGATGCTTGGCCCGTTGGTGCAACAGCACCTTGAATATTTGGAGCTTGTTGAGGCGAACCAGAAAATGCGCTCGACAAAGTTTCAAAAGCCTTGTTTGCCAAAATAGCTAACGGGCTTGCGGCTCCACCAGCAGAAGCGGCTTTAGCAGCTTTTTCCTGAAAGCTATCAGGCGTAGACATTTGCTTGGCAATAGCGGCATCTTGCCCAAACATACCAAGGCCAGCATTTGAAAAAGCTTGATCAGCCATAATTTTTCCTTACATCTTAAAGCCACTGCTCTTGCTTGAGCCAGTTGAGCCTTGAGTGCCTTGAAAGTTAGGTGTAGTAGAGCCTTGTGGTGTTCCGTAAATAACAGAAGCATACTTAGCCAACACATCTTGAGGAGTTTGAGCGTAGCCAATACGAGCGGCAGCAGCTTGGTTTGCACCAGCAATCTGTTGACCGCCAAGGGTTGCCAATTGGTTTGCAGCAGCAGCCTTGTTTGCTTGCACTTGAGCTTGTGCGCCAGCAGCAGCGGTAGCTTGACGTTGCTCATTCAAGCCAGCCAAGTTGCGATCTGCAAGTGCCATGCGAGAACTACCCAAGCCACCAGCAGCGCCGTACATAGCGTTTTGACCAGCTTGTGATTCACGAGCAGATTCACGACCAGCTTGCAACGCAGCTTGCACTTGACCTTTTTCATACTGAGGGTCAAACAAAGAAGCAAGACCTGCCATGCCTAAAGCAGTGCCAGCCGTACCAGCGGCTTGCTGTGTTGCTCCAGTTTGACCAGCAACATTCATTGCCGTGTTTGCAGCGTTAGTTGCTATTGGGCTTGTTTGCCCATAAACGTCTTGCGCTTGACCAATGGTCTTTTGATACGCAGGAAGGAACGTGCCTGTCAGAGCTTCGGTCTGCGCTTTTAGCGCATCCTTTTGCTCTTGCGTAACTACCGCAGCCTGACTGCCAGATGATTTGCCGCCGCCGATTCCCATAATTAAGCTCCTTTGCCCTTGCCACCTTGACGTTGGACAGGTTGTATTTGACTATTATCCCACTGTCCGACAGTATTGGAGTATTGGTTTTGCTGACCCATACGAGGCTGTCCAGAAGTGGCTGAGTTTGTATAACCACCCTTACCCATAGGCTGGGGGGCTTGGTATTGCTGTTGCTGCTCTTGCACTTGGTTTACAGCAGAAGACACAGGGCCACCCTTGCCGCTTGATTGACCACTTGTTTGTGGCGCTTGAACTTGTGATACTGGTCCACCCATGATTAAACCTTTATTTGATAAGCAATTGTTGATATGTCAGTGAAATACATTCCGACTACTGCGTATGGAAGAGGAGAAGTAATCTGCGCCCACGTAGCATCGCTTGTGAAATCTCTATTCAGCCGAGCTGTAAAAGAAGATTGAGTCCGAAATTTAACGTTTGTAACATTAGACGCTACGTTTACTATACTTACATCAGCACCTGTAAAAGTAAAATTTCTATTAGTTGCCAAAATGGATGTAGAGTTATCTGATACATCTTTCATATAGATGTAAGCAAGAGTTGACCACGAAGACCACGAAGCCCCATTATTTGTTGAGGTGCTATATTGAACAAGGCAAGTTGCAAACGCCGATTGTGGAGCGGTTGCATTATTAAATGTTGTAGATTGAACTCCAATATTGCAAGAAGTGTTTACAAAAATTGGTTTTGTAGAATCTAGATTGCTTAATTCGGCTTCAGTAGAGGTTTGAGTAAAAGAATTGCTATTAGCAGGAACAATAATCTCAGCGCCGCCTACAAAAGAACCTGCTGCCGATATTGCAAATCCATTTACATATGCTTTAGTGCCATTGAAAATAATATTTCCAGTAGAGTTGCCCAAAGCAAATCTACCATCTGTATATACCTTTGTTCCTGAGCCTGTCATGGTAGTACCGCTAATGGCAGGAGAGCTACCAATCGTCAGCTCACTACCAGTAATGGTTACAGCATTCAAAGAGCCAGCAGTAATAGAGCCAAGGTTTGCGCTAATAGCAGACAACGCACCAACTCTAAGGTTTGACAGATATGGGACATTCCATGTTGTCAGATTTGAGACAGGGTTATAAACACCATCCGATTGAAACAAAGCCTCATTAACTGATAGCGTAGGAGGCGTTGCTTGCCATGTCTCAGCTCCACCCCAAGTGTTGTATGGAGGGAAACTGCTAGGGCCAGATGTTTGATAGGTTGTTGGAGTGCTTGCTAAAGCAAAGCTTGTACTCTTTGCATAGCAAATTCGAAATGATGCTCCATCAGAACCTGAAATCTGATCTAGGTCGATAGCAGCTCCACTGTCTGCTTGATACAAAATAGAAGGCGCAGATGTGCTAACTAATATATTGACTCTTCGTCCACCAGTGACTGAATAGAATATAAATTTGGTTGTGCTAAATCCACCAGATACTTGATACCAGACATAGTCGGCAGGGTTTGTAGATTCAGTTCCGCTGTCATCATTACGCAAGCCGTAATATTGACGGTTGGTTGGAGTATTTGAAAAATTTACTGTGCCGTCAAAGCTATCAGCATACTTTACATATATGTACTTGTATAAGTAACTTACAACGTCACCAAGAGCATCAGTAACTTGACCATTAACAACGTTTGTTGAGGTGGTTAGCTGAGTGTTTCCAAGCAAATAGTTAATTGCCTCAGAGATTTCTCCCTGAGTTGGATTGCCGTCAAGAAAGAATGGCATTAGAACGCATCCTCAGTTACTGTTGCTTGCCAGTTCAAAGCTGTCAAATTCCACGTATCGGTGGCATCGTTTGACTCTACTTTGACAGACAAAGTGCGAACAGTGTTTTGTTGAGTTGTCACCCAAGGATTGTCCGTGATAACAGAGACTGTAGAAGCCTGACCGTAAGTTGCAGGTTGAGCAGTCGAGTTAGCGCCACCAACAGTGATGTTGATAGTGCCTGTACCTGCAATCTCAGGCAACAAACGGTGAGCGTAGACCTTAGATGAATACGGCACTGGACCTTCAGCAGTTTGCAAAACAATGTTGTTGCGCTCAAACAAAGTAGGAATAGGCGCTGAGTTGATAAAAGAGTTGCCCCTACCTGTTTGTATCAGCTTGCTACTTGCAGTGCCTCCTTGAGCGTATACGACAGTCCTAGAGGCATACTTAAATGCGCTAGAGATATAGACAGGAGCTTCACAGCCCATACAGGCATTAACTACATCTTTTGGAGCGTTCCAGACATTCAAGTCATAACGCCAAGAAATCATCTCATTGCACCAGCCTGTAGAAGTCAGGTTGGGGAAATAGATTTCCACTTGGTTTTTGGCAGTGTTGTTGACCACAAAAATTCGATCAGAGTAGGTTGTACTCAGATTACGAAAGAAGTAATCACGAACCTTTTGGTTGCCTAAAGGTGCAAAGTCAGAACCGTTGAACACCCAGATGTCTCGACTATCAACGCCGTAGACGTT